TATGTAGGTCCTGACTTGGCTTATTACCTAGGGACAAACATTAAAGAAGCTGAACGTATTGCTCGTTTAGCGCCAATCTTACAAGCAAAAGAAATTGGCAGACTTGAAGCAAAAATTGCTAACGAGCCTGTTACTAAGAAAACAACAAGCGCACCTGCGCCTATATCGCCTGTGACGGCTAAAGGTAGTGGTTCACCAGCGTATGACACGACAGACCCTAGGTCTGTAAAAACGATGTCTACATCTGATTGGATTGCGGCTGAAAGAGCTAGACAAGCAAAGGCATGGGAAGCGAACAAAAACCGCTAACTTTTATATAAGGAAATATCATGTCAAATTCAATCTTAACCATTGATATGATCACTCGTAAAGCTTTAGAAATCCTAGAGAACAACCTTGTGATCACACGTAACGTGAATCGTCAGTACGATGATTCTTTCGCTGTAGAAGGCGCTAAAATTGGTTCTACTTTGCGTATCCGTTTACCAGATCGCGCTTTAGTAACTGACGGTGCAGCTCTACAAGTTCAAGATGACAACGAACAATACACAACATTGGCTGTTGCATCACAAAAACACATTGGTGTTAACTTCACATCTGCTGAATTGACTATGCAATTAGATGACTTTGCAGAACGTGTATTGAAACCACGTATCTCACAATTGGCTTCTAGCGTTGATGCTGACGTTGCAAACGCATACAAAGCTATCTACAACTCAGTAGGTACACCAGGTACTACACCATCAACTTCATTGGTATTGTTGCAAGCTCAACAAAAACTAAACGAAGGTGCTGCTGTAATGTCACCACGTTACGCTACTGTTAACCCTGCTGCTAACGCTGGCTTGGTTGAAGGTATGAAAGGTTTGTTTAACCCAACTGACACAGTTTCACGTCAATTCAAAAACGGTATGATGGGTATGGGCGTATTGGGCTTCGATGAAGTTAATATGTCTCAATCAATCAAACAACATACTACTGGTTCATGGGGTACAGCAATCACAGTAACTTCAACAATTACTGCTGAAGGTACAAGCTCTATCGGTTTGAGCTTCACAGGTTCAAGCAAAACATGGAACGTAGGCGACATCTTTACAATCGCTAACGTTTATGCAGTTAACCCACAAACACGTGAAACAACTGGTTCATTGCAACAATTCACAGTAACTGCTGCTGCAACAGGTTCTTCAACAACAACAGTTTCTGTTTCACCAGCAATCTATACTCCAGCTAACGCATTGGCAACTGTAGACAGTTTCCCAGTAGCAGGCGCTGTGGTAACTATGTTTGGTGCAGCATCAACACAATACGCACAAAACTTGGTATACCATAAAGATGCAATCACATTTGCAACTGCTGACTTGTTGTTACCACAAGGTGTAGACATGGCTTCACGTCAAGTACACAATGGCATCTCACTACGTGTTGTTCGTCAATATGACATCAACAATGATCGTTTGCCTTGCCGTATTGACGTTCTATATGGCTATTCTGCAATTCGTCCACAAATGGCTGCCCGTATCTGGGGATAGTCTAGGTAAGCCCCACTTCGGTGGGGTTTCAACAATTTATTAGTAAAGGAAATTATCATGGCTTTTCCAAATGGTGCAGGTGGTTATCAATTAGGTGACGGCAATTTAGCTGAACTTCGTTTAGGCTATACAGCAGTACCTACGTCAGTAGCTGCTACAGCTACATTAACAGCAGCTCAAGTTACTGCAGGTATTTTGTTAGTTGGTTCAGGCGCTACTGCTGCTCAAACATACACATTACCAGCGGCTTCTACAATCGACACAGTTCTTTCTTCAGCTAAAGTAGGTTCAACTTTTGACTTAGTTGTAGTTAACTTAGGTACATCTTCAGGTACTGGCGCGTTAGCGTTAGGTACAGGTTTTACTGATGGTGGTAACGGTACCGTAGCTGTAGCAATTACATCTTCAGGTCAATTCCGTTTCCGTAAAACAGGGGACGCTGCATATACTGTATATCGTATTGCTTAGTAACATAACTCCACCCTTCGGGGTGGATTTTTAATAAAGGAAATATCATGTCGAATACCAAACCAATTGGTGTGGCGTATACAGACCAAGATATTATCGGTTCTCAATTTGTATTAGCAGGTGAACAACTTGGCTATACAACCGATGCTCAAGGTGTTGTTACCCAACTAACGGATAAATCAACTGCTGTAACTTTAAATAAATCTGCAGGCCGTATTACTATGAACAACGCTTCATTGACTACAGCTACTAACGCAACATTTACATTAAACAATTCTTTCATTAGCGCAAACGATACTGTTGTATTAACAATCTCAGGTGGTCAAACTACACCAGGTTCATATAACGTATTTGCTAACGCTCTTGGTGCAGGAACTGTAAGCATCACATTACGTAATATTTCAGGCGGTACATTGTCTGAAGCTGTTATCATTAACTTTGCATTGATTCATTGTCAATAAAAATAAGGGCTTCGGCCCTTATTTATAGGATAAAAAATGGCTATTACTTATTTGAAACATGAAGTACACGGCACTAAAATTGCTTATATGGAAGCAGAAGTAGAAGCAGATGCACAAAACGGCTGGATAGAGTATAATCCAGATACGCCTGCTAAACCAACAGTAGTTGCGGCTCCCGTCAATGAACTGGAAGTTAAACGACGTAGAAAAGAATAAGGAGCCTTAATATGGCAACGGCTGGCGATCAAATTAATGGAGCGTTACGATTACTTGGCATTTTAGCCGAAGGCGAAACTCCATCTGCAGAGACATCACAAGATGCGCTATCTGCATTAAATCAAATGATAGATAGTTGGAATACAGAACGCTTAATGATCTATAACACTATTGATCAAGTGTTTACCTGGCCACCAAATCAAATCACACGAACATTAGGCCCTACAGGTGACTTTGTAGGTGTTCGTCCAGTATTGTTAGATGATTCAACTTACTTTAAAGACCCAACTAACGGTATTTCTTTTGGTATTAAGTTTATCAATCAACAACAATATGACGGTATTGCAGTTAAAACTGTAACCTCTACTTATCCACAAGTGATGTGGATTAACATGGAACACCCTAACATTTCAATGGCTATTTATCCAAAACCTACAAAGGCATTGGAATGGCATTTTATTTCAGTTGAAGAATTAGCTCAACCAGCTACATTAGCGACAGAGATTTATTTTCCACCAGGCTATTTACGTGCGTTTAAATATAACTTAGCTTGCGAGATAGCACCTGAGTTTGGCGTAGAACCATCTCCTACAGTATCACGTATTGCAATGGCATCTAAACGTAACTTGAAACGTATCAACAATCCTGATGATATTATGAGCTTGCCTTACAGTATTGTGGCTACTCGTCAACGCTTTAACATTTTTGCAGGGAACTATTAACATGACCGATATAGCCATTTCAGCATTACCCGTTGCATCATCTACAACGGGTGCAGATTTACTGCCTATTGTTCAAAGCGGCGTAACTAAACAGCTTACTAACACAAGGTTGTTTACTAACGCTACACTTACTACGCCAATACTAGGTACGCCTCAATCAGGTACGTTAACTAACTGTACAGGGTTGCCAGTAGCATCTGGTGTTAGCGGGCTTGGTGCAAACGTTGCAACTTTTTTAGCTACACCAACAAGCGCAAATTTAGCTTCTGCAGTAACAGGTGAAACAGGGTCAGGTGCGCTAGTGTTTGCAACCTCACCTACATTAGTTACGCCTACGTTAGGCACCGTGGCAAGCGGTAATATTTCAGCGTGTACGTCATCAGGTATGATTTTAACTGCGCCAGTTTTAGGTACGCCCGCTAGTGGCGTATTAGATAATTGTACTGGTAGCCCCACGTTTACAAATGTTAAATTTTCAGGGTTAGTAGTAACTACGGCCCCAGCCCCAACTATTGCAAGCGCTACAACTATTGCGCCAACTAAACCAATTACATTTATTAGCGGTACTACTGCAATAGTGACTATAACAGCGCCAACCGCAATTTTGTCAGGTGGTGGTACAATTACTTTTATTCCTACAGGCATATTTACATGGACCGCAGCAGGTAACATTGCGGTAGCAGGCACAGCAGTCGTTAGCAGAGCGTTAAGTTTAACTTATGACGTGACAACGACTAAATGGTATCCTTCATACGTATAAAATATGAAAACACCTATCCTCGGACAATCTTATGTAGCGCGAAGCATTAATGCTGCGGATAACCGCATGATTAATTTATTTCCTGAAGCTACGCCTGAAAATGGACTAGAAATAGGCTATCTTAATCGCGCGCCTGGACTAACAACATTATGCACCGTAGGGTCAGGCCCTATTAGAGGTCTGTGGGCGCATCAAACAAACGGTACAGATGCGTACTGCGTATCAGGTACAGGTTTCTATAAAATAAATACAGACTACACGTCAACGTATATTGGCGAAGTGTTAGGGTCAGGTCCAGTCACATTTGCTGATAATGGTACGCAGATATTTATCGCTGCTAATCCATTAGGCTACATCTACAACGAAGTAACCAACGTATTTGCTAAGATTACTGATCCTGACTTTACAGGCGCAGGAACCGTATGTTATTTAGACGGATACTTTGTATACAATGAACCTAACAGCCAAAAAATATGGATTACCCAGCTTCTTGATGGCACGTCAGTAGACCCGCTAGACTTTGCTAGTGCTGAAGGTTCACCTGACGGCGTAGTAG